CTGACATGGTTTCTTGTTGTTTATAATAAAGTTTAATAAATGACTTAGCAATATTTCTAAGTTCATCACGATCATCACAATTATCTATCTCAGATGCTAACTTCTGATATGCAAAACTTTTAGAAAGATTATTAAGTTCTATGCTATCTGGGTCCATTTAGTAACTCCCTAAGTAATAATTTAATTTCATCAATATCACCTTTCATACTAGCAAGTTCATCCTCAAGGTTCTGTACTTTTTTAGTCTTTTCAGATTTTACTTCACGTCTTGCTAGGTATTGCTCATATTCAATTTTATTTACATTAACGATAGATCCATTTTGAGGGTTCCTCGCTAAATCCGAGTGACCCTCTACAGTATATTTTTCCATTATGCAAGTGCGATTACTCTTAGATCTTTAATTCTTGGCACGTATACCTGACTTGTAGAGGTCAACAGAAGTTTAATTCTATAAGATTTAAATGCAGGTAATTGATCAATAGTAAATGTCATTTCTCTATAATCAAGACTATCACTTTCAAAACTGTAATTGTCTGATTTAATCATGAGAGTATCCGATTGACCATTATTCAAACTTCTATCAATAATTTGACCTCTGGTGTCTAAATTATCATGTCCAGGGAAGAGTTGGAAGATAGGATCAAATCCTTGCTTCTCACCAATTGCATAAAGTGCTCTGATGTCAGATACGGTATTAATATGTGCAGAGACAAGAATCTTAATTGAAGTTGCAGAATTTTCAAGCACAATTTCTTTAGAAACGTACTGACATGCTGTAGGGTCTTCGGTAAGAGTATTTACTCTTGCGTCGGTAGCATAGTTAATTATTTCACTATTGACTCTATTTGATGTTGTAATAACAGAAACTCTTTGCGTATCAATCACAGGACTTACTCTTGTATCAACTGTTCCAAGAGTCATTCTTAAATTCATAGATTTATTTCCAGGAAGATTGTCAAGTTTTTCAGTTTCATTTACCTTAGATGCGATCATCCTTGGTGAGTCAAAATAATTTGGAGCACTAATATTAATATCAGTAAATCCTTCATCAAGGAATGGAATCTCATTACCACTTATACTTTGACTTGTGATTGTTCTTACCTCAGCATTAATGACGGTGCCACGAACAGTGACGTTTTGAACGATAGGTGTGAGAATTTCAAATGGCATATTTTGAGATGCTCTGATGTCATAACCACCAGCAGTCTTCGTTTTGTTCATGAACAACTTAGGAAGACCAACATCATTACTTCTATCATCCGCACTTGTACCAGTTCCTGTGTTAAAGGTTTCTGACATGTCAAGTTTTACATTATAAGAATCAAAAGTGATTGGATTATCTACGGTTACATTATTCAAATCATGAGTCTTATTGACTCTATGGAGATTGACTCCACCTATCTCATATTTGAACACAGGGGTTCCGATAGGATAGTTTGCCTGATTGTTACCTCTGGTGATTGTGCCACCGATTACATTTCCAGTTACGTTCGTGTATTCAATAATTTCATTTCCAATCTTAAGGAATCCAACGTTTGTTGTTCCCACACCAACATTTTCAAAGGTTCCAAAATTAGTACCGTCATTAACAGAAATTTCACCAGTTGAACCAATTGCAAACTCAGCAGAGAGTTTTGTTGGTTTAATGTCAGATTGAACATCGCTAATCTCAACTCTGTTATCAGAGAAGTACATACCATGGTTTTTATGATTAACCTTGATGTGCAATCCGTCATTATCGGTAATAATATTTTGAATTGTATTGCCAACACCAACTGCATCTTTGAAGTTAAACTGAGTCGTAACTCCTGCACTATTGATGTACATAAGTGTGTTACCAATACCGGTTAGGAACTCTCCTTGAACGTTTTCAAAGATAAGTTCACTAGTCATACCGATTCCAGCAACTGTTATTCTAGCATTTCTACCAACAGTTGCAATTCCAATTGTTGAGATACCAAGAACGTCGCCAACTTGATATCCAGAACCACCATCTGTAATAGTTGCCACACCGACTGCTCCAGCGTTTACAAACACCTCTGCAACAGCACCACGCCCGTTACCGGTAAGTGTAACTAGGTTAACGCCAGAAAAGGTTCTAGACCCCGTAGAAGGAGTGTAACCGATGCCTGGGTTAGCTATTGTTAGTTCGTCTGCTTTTGCCGCAACACCCACCAAATCAGCACTTGCTTGAGTTCCTAATTGGAAGAATGTGTTACCAATTTCATATCCAGTATCGCCAATTGTGGTTCCAAGTCCGCATCTTATATTTTTAGAATTTAAAACAAGAGAATCAGGTAAAAGTCTTGGAATCATACCATTACCCTTTGTCAACTCTGGACTGTAGAATTCTACAGATCCACTCTCAATAAAGTCTGCTCTATAAAGGGTAAACTTAAGGTCTTCCCACTGACTAGGACTCCACGTAGATGCGTTTTGTGATTTAAACAGTGAACCAAGGTATGGTTGATTTGAAATAAACGTATCGGTGAGAAGATCATTTTCACCAACACGAGAGATGTAAACGCTATACTTGGTGGAGTTAGATAAAAGACAAATAGAGTAATCGGTATTATTACCCTCAAGATATACAGGTGCTTTAAACTCAATAGTTGTTGCTATAGAACCATCAGCAGAAATTGTAATATCTTCAGGGGGAACAACAACTTCAGAGAATGGAACAATTCTTTGAGTTGGACTACCATTTCCCATCGTTCTCAACTGGAAAACAAGTGGGATATCCATGTCATCTTTTGATGCAAAGAAAATATCACATTTTGTTAAAAATATACCAGTTTCATCTTCAACCAGGAAAGATTGAGCGAGTGGATCACCCCAGTTTCTTCTTCTTGGTGGATCTGGTGGTGGGGGTGGGAAACTAAAGGTACTAGAATCTTCACTTAATGTTGTAGAAGATACAACTTGAGTGCCAAGATCTCTACTAACATTTCTATCTTGGAATTCTTGTCTACGTTCAACTCTTGCATTTCTAACAGCAACTATATTTTCTTGAACGGTTTCAAGAGTTCCTGCAGAAGTATACGCTTCCTCAGAAATAGTTGTGCAAATATCTTGATTATTATCAGGATCATTAATTAATGTGAATGTGCTTGTTCCTGTTTCAAATTCTGGGAATGAGGTAGAATTTGGATTTGGAATAAAGAAACTACCAGTTAAATTAGCGGCAAGATCAGTTAATAATTTTACATCTGTTATTGTCGCTTGTGCTCCACTTGAACCACCAGTTAAAACCATACCAGGAGCAACGAATCCAAAGAATTCACCTTGTGCCTCAGTAGAAAGTGAGAATGTATCAACATTCAAAATTTCTGAAGTTGATGAATATGATCCAGATAGCGGTGTGTTATTGTAAGGGTTTTCTCTAAAAGTTGCTGTAGGAACATCATAAGGTCCCTCTCTATGATCTGATTGTGCAACTCTAAAAGTGATACTTGCTTGAGTATTACCGATATCTTGATCTAAACCTGTTCTGTTCATTCTACCGGTGACTGTTTCGCCAACGGTAAATGTTCCAGAATTCATACTGATTTGAAGCAGTTTTGGAACACAGAATCTGGTAACGTCCTCTCCTTCAAAGAATGCATACAATCTAGTAAGAGGTTTCATTCTCTTAGCAACAAACTCAATATTTCTAGATCTCATAAATGGGATAATATCCCTACTTACAGTTCTGTCACCTACTGAAGTTCTATCGATTTGCTCAGTTACAACGGTTCTTAAACCATTTCTTGACTCAACACCTGTTTCAATTGTATTTTCAAGAATATCTTCAATTGTTCTTCTTGTTGTTCGTATTCCCCATCCAAGGAAGTTTCTTTCAGTTGTGTTTCTAATTCTTGTGCTTCTGTTAACGGTCCTACCTGTCCAATTAGTTTCCCAAGCATTCCAAACAATTGGTGCTAATCCTGTTTGAGGGTCAACATTCTCTGTACGAGCGAGTAACTCAAGAGTTGAACTAAAATCACCTTCAACATCAATAGTTTTTGCTCTTATCCTTGCAGTATCAACCCAGGTATCAGAAGCTGGAGTCAGTTCCATCGAACCTTTCCAGAAACTTATTAAAAATGGCGTTACACTTTCAGTTCTTGTGGCAAAATTTTGCTTTAACCATTCTACTTCTGCATAATCTAAAGTGATTACCTCATTTTGTTTCCTTACATTATTACCTTCAATTGTTGCAAAATTTAAATCTGCAGTAGTATCATTATTAACTACAGGTCCGTTAATTAAATCAACTGAGTTTGTGTAGTGAGATGGTCTAGTTTCTTTCCTCTCAATATCAATACTATTTTTAATAAAACTTCCATCTTGAGGTGTAAAAGATGCAAAATTATCAACAAAGAATCCAGATTTAAATCTATTCAAACCATCAGCATCAGCAACAAAAAGGTTTGCTGTGTTCGTTTCAAGCATCGAAAGTGATGTATAATACTCAAGATTTTTAATTCTATCCTCAAGTTTATTGATATCTTGCATTTGATATCTCTTATGTGAGGTATATCTCAAAGATGCTTGAGATACAACATGCAAGTATGGAGGCAAAGTGATTTCACAAATTTCTATTGCATCATCAACTACATTAGGTGGCTCTGGTCTGTCTGAGGGAATACCATAATTTACTTGAAAAATACCGTCTTTGGTCAGGAAAATTTTATCGATTCTTCCAAGATAATATGCAAAATCAATAAAGAGAGACTCATTTGATGCTAAAATATTTTTAGCAGAATCACCAGACCCAGTAAATACTCTCCCTAAAAATTCAAGGGGTGATCTATCACCTTCAGACACATTTGCAATTGAACTAACTCTTGGTCTAATATCAATAATATCACTATTTGGTAAATTAATTACATGACCAATCTCCGATGAATAATCAAAATTATCATAGGAATTTACTGTTGTGATGTCACCATCATCTGTGCTTTCATATGAGGCACTTTTGTAATAAACTCTTAGTTTTTTTGTGGGTTCAGAAGAGTCTTGCTTTCTTCTAATCTGACCATAATCATAGAAAGTTTGTTCTTGACCATTTGTAAATACGAAGTTAGTAGATACATCAAAACTTGAAGCATCGACTGAATTTACAACAGCATTGATTGCTGTTTCTGATGAAGTTATTGTTTCACCCTCATTAAACAAAATATCGTTCTTGTAAATAAAAGCAATTTTAGACTCTGATATAGATGTTTTTTCACTTATAATTGCAGTTGCACCAGAATTTTGACCGATAATTATTTCACCAACCGCAAATTCATCAATTGTAGAGGATGCACTATTGATTGATTGAAGTGTAAGTGTTGGAGAAGACGGATTTGATGTATCTGCAGATTCAAAAATACCATGAATTTCAATTACGTCAGGAGCATTAAGTGAAATTTTTTCATCTTGAACTCTTGTTCCAAAGGGATAATTTCCAAAAGTAAGTCCATCATTTAATGTTGTGGTTCCAATACCAGAACCAACATTTTTAGATTTATCAACAATTATAGATTGAACTCTATTTCTTACTTTTACTTTTGCCTTTGGTTTTCTCTTTCTGATGGTTGCAATCAGAGTAGATCCAGTATCGTTAGATCCAAGACCATTTATCTGAAGTGTGCTCTTTCCTCCAGGAGAAGTAATAGTAAATTTATCAGCAGTCAACTCCTCAGTAGTTCCATCTTGTCTGATAAGTGAATATCTTTGAGGAGTGAATGGTAAAAATACCTCATTATCATCAGCGGTAATAGTGCTGGATAACTTATTACTTGCAATATTTACATTAAAAGTTTTTCTTATTGTTAAAATAGCGTCAGTAAGATTTACGCTTTCAACATTATCTCTAGGAATTTTGGTAAATAATGAACTATCTGATGATGGATCAAGTGGTGTAGTTAATACTTTTAAATCAGTTACATTAGTAACAGCAGTAGGTAATTTACCACCTGCAATTCCAGTTACAGTAGTGACTCCAACAAAGTTTACATGAGATGATCCAACTGATACAACTCTTCCCAAAACCGGATCTTGGTCATCACCAACAACGGCAGCAAGATCACTATACTGAATTAAACTTCCAAGTTTTAAAGCAGTGCCAGGGAACAGGGGGTTCGTGCTTCTAACCGTGCTAATGCCACCCTGATCTCTAGGGGTGATTGTGGCAACTCCAACATTTAAAGAAATAGACTGAACGGTATCTGCACTAAAAGTATGAATACCTGTAGTGCCATCTGTGGTTCCAAATACAGATTTTACATCACCGATACCATGAGCAGTTGCAGCGATAGGAATTCCATCAAAGAAAAGTGGTTCATTCTTAATAAACTCACCTTGAGTTTCATATAATGTAATGGTATTACTGTTGGATACTGCAGATCTAATAAATGCAGTTGCACCACTTCTTTGTCCTTTGACAAATGTCGGGACGGAAAGAGTGTGTGCCTGGTTTAATGTAAGTGTGGTAAAAGATTGAACATCATATAGAGAAATTCCCCACTGGTTTAAATTAGCATTTGCAGTATCATAAGCACCCGATTCAATTCTGAAATCGTAAACTCTTGCTAAACCAATTTCATTTCCAGGAGCACCATCCGCGTCAACATTTGGACCAACTCTTTGATCTCTAAGACTTAGAACGTAGGTGCTACCAATACCAACAGAGGGTGTTCTATTAACATTATTAAGTTTAAGAGTTGATCCTGTATTATAAATTAACGATTGATCCTCAAGTATTTTTGTTGTTCTTGGTTTATCAAAATCCAAGTATGTTGAGTTTATGGTTTGAATATCATAACCTCTTACAAATGCTCTTCCTGGTGAGAGTCTATACAATCCAAGATCATCGGATGGAACAGATCCACCATATGTAAACTGTCCAGGGTTAAATATTCCACCATTCCCTTCATTATCATTTAAGGACTCCTTAACTGTTATATCAAAAGGAGTTACATAATAATCACCAGATTCTGCAAATGTTCTAGCAGCAAGAACTTTTCCAATATCATCATATCCAAGACCGCTGCCTGAAAAATTTGTTTTTTTAGTAAGTGCTCTCAAACCGCCATTTACAACGGTTGCTAATTCAACAAATGATCCATCATCAAAATCAGTAAGAGATTTTTTAATTAAAGAAGTAGAAATTTTGAGTCTATCTGCACCAGGGGCAGCATAGTTGTTAAATCCTTGAGAATTATCATTAAGAGTTTCATCTAAATCTGCTGTGATAATCTCTTCGTTAACAAAGATACCAATCCTATAACTAGGGTCAGTACCATACTGATCAAGAATTAAAGTTTCAGTATCAACATTAACAAAGTTTCCTCTAATAAAATAGATACCATTTTGAATTGTAAAAGAAGATCCAGTTTGTGCTGCCTCATTAGAGAGTGTCAACCCAAAGGGAGCACCAACAGAAATACTGCTATTTCCTAAAAGTCCAGAGGTAATAATTTCGTTACATGCTAATTCCTCAGCATCAAAAAATGTCTGGGTAGAATTATTAGTGGTGCTTGAATCCAAATAATTTATGTAAAGCGTTAGATTTCCTCTCTCCGAGTCCTCTGGAAGAAGAACAAAATCAACATAAGCAGTTACACCTGACGTAAGACCAGTGATCTTAGTGCCAACAAGTTGCTCTGCATATGCTGCAACAGGAACACCTTGAAAAGTATTAACTAATTGAATACAATAATAAAACCTACTATATGATGTATTACCTGGAATTACCTTTTCACCCTCTTTAAAGAAGTGCTGACCAAATCTTTCGACTTGATTTTGCAAAATTGATTGAAGAGATGTTAATTCCCTAGCCTGAACTGGATATCCAGGTTTGAACAGCACCTTATGATAATCACCTGCCGGGTCAAAGTCATCAAAATATGGTGCTACGTTGAGGTTAGTCTGCTGTGGCATAATTCTTTAGAACTGCAAAACAATTTTGATATCTTCTTTTTGGTTAGATGACCTTGTAATAGAAGGTCTATTGTCAACGTATATGATGTTTCCTGCATATTTTTTCACTTCTGCAGGAGCGATACCATCCGTAAAAGTAAGACCAAGATTATATGTCCTACTATTTATTGTGGTTTGAATACCGCTAAAGTTTGAATCAATCTGTAAATCAACTCCTGAAGTAGGGGAGATTGTCAAACTACCGCCTGTTCCTGGAGCAGAAGTAAATTCAGTCAAATCATATCCGTATGTTGGTGATGTTTGTGCAGTTCCTACGGTATTGAAACCTGCCAAAGTTCTATCTTGCCAATATTTTAAAACACCTGTCGTTGGATTGTAATTAATTACTCTCCCTTGAGCAGTTGTTCCCGTAGAAACAGTTTGCGTAAAATAAGAATCCGCTGTGAATGTTGCAGAACTATATCCTGCACCTGCTAATCTTAAAGCACCAACAGCACTTGCCTTATCTGCAGATAAAATTGCATTATCGGTGGTTTTTGGATTCTCTACAATACCGACTCTAGCGATTTGATTTCCTGTGATGAAGTCAGGATTTTCAATATCGTTTTCAATTCTAGAATACAGAAGAACGTTTGTAGCACCCAGTTCTTTGTAAATGTCTGCACCATGACCACCTGTTGGAGATATAATTACGTCAAAAGTTGGTCTAGTTGTGCCAGTTGGGACATTTCCAGCAACTAAATCAACATTACCAAAGGTGTATCCAGATCCTTGATTAGTGATCGTAATAGAGTCAATTCTTTGATCGTTAGTAGTAATAATTGTGCATTCTGCCCCAGTTCCATCACCTTTGATTGGTACGTTTGCATATCTCGTTGCACCTACAGGACCAACACCTGCACCTCTATTTGTGATAGTTGCGATTTTAATTGAACCATCTACAGCGTTATCTCTTACTGCTGCATTTTCAGTTCCAGTTGCCCAATCCTGAGGAACTGGCATGAATTCAGTTGATTCAAATTTTACAATCTCACTTGGTTTTATAGAAAACAAATACTTCCAGATGTAACCATCACCGCTTGTGCCTGCAGATCTTGGTTCAAGATCTGTAAAAGTAGGTTCATCTAAAGATGGTTTTCCATTTGGAGTATCAGGAGAAGTTCCATTCTGTAAACAAGCATATATTCTGAAATCACTGTTAATTACAAAATAAGATGCTGAATATAAGTTTGTAGCACCACTTACTTTAGCAGTATTTGTTCTGCTATAATCGTGGCGATACATATCATAAGTTGTTCCAGAGGACCAATTCCTCTTGGTAATTACCTGCCTAACATCTTGAGAGTTGATCTTTTTCAGAGCAACCATAGAATCCCAGTATTGATTCTCCTCATCAAAATTGTCTTTTGGTGAAGGAGGATCTACATCCCAGGTTGAAAGAAAGTCAGTGGCGTTGGTCAGTCCGATGAAGGAATAATATGCATTTGTAGATGTTGTTACACCACTAACAAAATTCTTTGCATTTAATATCCTAATCTGATCAGTAATTATTGCAGCCATTGGACATACATTTTTCTTTATTTATTATGATTAGATGTCATAATTTTTGAACTTCAACGCTTTCGATCTTTGAACGAATGTGGAAGTTGTGATTCCGCCAACACCGCCAAGTGTAAATGCAGAATATGAAGTTACTTTTGATCTAGAAGTAAGTTGAATCTTGCCCCAACTAAATTCACCAAAAGAGTTTGATGTTTGAATACCAACTCCATATGGGAAGTTGTTATCAACATTCACAAACACCCTTGTTATGTGTGAGTTTCCGATACCAACACCTTCAGAGTTTACTCCTGTGGGTCTAAAGACAGTTTCGGAACTTGCCACTTGGTATACATTATCTATATTAGAAGTTCCAATACCAACTGTTGCACCAGAGGAGTCTAGCGCAGTAATAGATGTTGTTGCTGATCCAACATTTGATCCAAAGACCACAAAGTAATCTCCAGCACTTAGAGAACTTGCGGTGATTGCAGTAGAAACAACACCAGTTGTGAGACCTGCATTTCTTAGGAACGAATCATTAGGAATGTGAAGATCAAAAATAAATTGTGTGGTTCCGATTCCGACAGACGTTGTTCCAAATCCAACGATAACTCCAGAGTCTCCGCTATAAGAAGCAACTTTATTTTCTTCAACACCTCTTGTAGGAGGAGAGAACAAAACAAGAGGAGGATTAGTTTGTGTGTAACCAAGACCTGGATTAGTAATCGCTACACCTGTAATTGTTCCTGCTGCTCCGATGGTGACAGTTCCAAGTGCTGTTGTAGTAGTTCCAATACCAATACCAGCAGCGGTGCTTGCAAAACTGACTTGTGCAGTGGAATATCCAACGCCACCTGTAGAGATAACGACTGATGTAATTGTTCCTGCAGCAGAGACTAATGCTGTTCCAGCAGCGGATACCTTATCATCTTGAGTAATAAACTTGACTTTATCTTGGAAGAGTAAGTTAGTTTTATCTTCATTTTCATTAAACAAGTTAAACAAAGGTCTCAGAGTGTCAACGTAGATCGCTGTTGATCCAACTCCAACACTCTTAATAATATGTGCAGTAGGATTAACGAGTGGTTCATAGATTTCTCTATCTTTACCAACTTCCTGCTCATTTATAAACTTATCCTCAGTTTGTCTGCACCAAATTACAGGTCTTAGTAATGCAGTATTCTGAATGTTTCCTGGACCAGAATAAGTGTTTGTTTGTGCAACGTCAGTTCCAGTCACAAGATCAACAGATCTTACATCTTCATCAAGGAATTGATCATCAGACTGAAGTTGTAAAGTATCACCTTGTTTCACAGTTTCAAGAACTTCTCTGAGAACAACATCCTGAGCACCAGTTCCTTTGTAGAAGATGATTTCTACGCTGTCACCGATCTTAGGTGCCTCAGTAAATTCAATCTGACTACCACCGTTAAAGATGTATCCTTTTCCAGGAACTTGCAGAATATTATTTACAAATACCAGAAGAACATCCTGAACATTAACTTTAGATCCCTTACCTGCGACAATAGAAGTAACAACTCCATTCAATTCAATTGGGAAGTTTGTTCTTGATCCGTTGATGAACTGTTCAATATTATCCATGACCTGGAGTTCACCAACTGCCCATCCAGTAAATTCATCAGTAGCGATATCTTCGATATTAACTTGGAACTCTTGGAAGGTCTTGGTAAGATCCGTGGGAATACCAACTGTTCCGCCAATTGAGACGGTCAGAATTTCATTATTACCAAATCCAAATCCAGTATTTCTTATTTCAAAATCAATAACACTAGATCCTTGACCAACAACAATATCAATCTTCGCTCCAGATCCACTACCTGAAGACGATGAACTATAGACTAAAGGAATGTTACTGTAGCTAAGAGGATCATCAAAGATAACAACAGGAGGTTCAGTAGATGTGTAACCAGTTCCGGGATTAGTGATTGCAACACTAACGATATGTCCACCACTAATCGAAGCAGTTCCAATATTCAATCTATTTGAACCTGTGAGAGAAGTAGTTGCAACTCCAACATTTACAGTTTGAGCACCAGGTCTATAACCAGAACCACTATTACCAATACTGATGGATTGAATTGTTCCAGCGATAGAAACTGCAGCAGTTCCGCCAGCAGCGACCAAAGGTTGATAACCAAATCCCTCAGTTGATCCAACAGAGACAATTACTCCGCCGACAGGAACCGTAGAGGTTCTGATATCCGAAGTATTTGATACAGCGGATCCAACAAATGATATTGAAGTGATCCCTGCATTCTCAGACATTGTATATTGGTTGGTGCTTCCGGGAGTTTGGAATATATCGCTAATAAGAATAACACCAGTCTCAGTTGCAATACCAGTTACATTTGAACCATTTTGCTTAAGAGTGAATTCTTTCTGAGTTCCATTAAATTGATTAGAAATATCATCAAAGATATAATTTTTATGATAAGTCTCATCAGAGGAATCCTCTACACCACTCCT